ACCCTATAGCAACACAAGCAATAGGAGCAAATATACAAGAACATCAGTCCATGTTATATAGACAACAAATAGAACAAGCAATGGGTCAACCATTACCTCAAATAGAAGATGGACAAATGCCACCAGAAGTTATGAACCAAATAGCTATGATGGCAGCACAAGCAACGCAACAAGTTACAGGTCAAGCACAAGCAATGGCACAAGCACAAGCGATGGCACAACAAAACCCACAAATGGAAATGTTCCAGCAACAACTACAACTTGAAAAAGAACAATTAATGCAAAAAGAACAAGAAGATTTACGTGATAAAGAAATAGATATGCAACGTATAAATGCACAAAGAGAAGCAGCACAAATTAAAGCGGCTATCGATTTACAACAATTAGAGGCAAAGACTAGAGCTGATGCCGAAAAGAACTTTACCGAACTAGTGAAAACTGTTCGAGATAGTAGTAATAATAATGGAGAATAATTATGCATAGAAATAAAGAATATCCATCACCTAAATCTCAAGGAGCAAAACAAAAAATGTCAGTTCCTTCAGTTGAGGACACAACTAATTCAAAAGTTGTGGAAGCAGGAAAACTTAATATAGATTCTGACGGCAAAGTTGTCGGTCAAGAGTCAAAAGTAAAAGCTGCTTATGGACAGACTAAAGGCTTACTTTGGTATAACTATATTAAATAGTGGACCATATAAGACTTATGGAGCATTTGCTCCAAAAATATCGTGAAAGAATTGATTCTCTCACGCAAACGCTTGCATCTGGAAGTATTGAAAATTTTGAACAATACCAAAGGATTGTAGGTGAAATTAACGGTTTGAGTTTTGCAATAGCAGAAATTCAAACAATTCATTCTAATATGGAGGATGCAAATGAATAACACAGTTATTCCAAAAACAGTAGATAACTTTGGTAGTAAAGGTAAAGTTGCGGATTTAGAACCTCAAGAAAACCTAATTACTCCAGAGAACTACGAATCTCATGCAGATAAGTTACCACGTCCAACGGGGTATCGTATCTTAATTTTACCTTTTACATTACCTACTACAACTAAAGGTGGTATACAACTTGCTAGGCAAACTATCGATAAAGAAAGATTGGCTACTGTTGTAGGACACGTAGTTGCTTTAGGTCCCGACGCTTATGGAGATACTATTAAATTTCCAGAAGGTCCTTGGTGTAAAAAAGGTGATTGGGTTATATTCGGCAGATATGCTGGTGCTCGTTTTCAAATAGAAGGTGGCGATATGCGACTTTTAAACGATGACGAAATTTTAGCAGTCGTAGATGACCCTGAAGCAATCATATCATAATTAACAGGAGAAATTATGCAAGATAATACAAACACAGCTGAAGATATAGAACTGGTTTTACCAGACGAAGAAGAATCGCAACAAGAAACAGAACAATCTGTTGAAGCAGTTGCAGAACAAAGTGAGCAAAAAAGCGAACTTGATGAAGTAAGTGATAACGTTAAAAAACGTATTGATAAACTTACTTATAAAATGCGTGAAGCAGAACGTCAAAGAGATGAGGCGTTAACTTACGCAAAATCAGTATCATCTACTAACGGTGAGTTACAAGAAAAATTAAAAAATTCTGACTCTTCTCTTTTCAAAGAGTACGATAGTAGGGTACAATCGGATATTGAAAGAGCTAAAATTTATTTGAGAGAAGCTCAAGATGCAGGAGATGCAGAAGGTATTGCGAATGCAACAGAAAAATTATCTCGTGCTAGTGCTGAAGCTGAAAATTTAAAAAGGCTACAAGCACAACAAGCAATTAGAGATAAAAAAGCAGAGCAATATGTGCAAACGCAAGAACCAGTCCAACTACAGACTAATGCACCACCCGCCCCTGACCCAAAGGCAGAGGCATGGGCAAAAGAAAATAGTTGGTTCGGTCAAGATACCGTTATGACTTTTGCAGCTTTTGGTATACATAGAGAATTAGTCGAAGAACAGGGATATGACCCGACCTCCGACGAATACTATAAAGAAGTAGATAAAAGGATGAAACAAAATTTTCCTACAAAGTTTTCGCAAGAGCAACAAGCCCCCGTGCAACAGGTTGCTGCCTCAACTCCTGGAGTTGCAGGTAAGAAAGGTGCACGCAAAGTAAAATTAACACCAAGTCAAGTAGCAATAGCTAAAAGACTAGGCGTTCCATTAACCGAATATGCTAAGCATATCGAAGGAGTATAAAATGACAGAAGAAATTAATAAAACTGAAGTCGCCACAGACAGAAACTCTAGGTCTGCAGAGACACGAGACTCTCAAACTCGCAGAAAACCTTGGACACCCCCATCTATGTTAGATGCACCCACACCTCCTCCTGGATATAAATTCAGATGGATTCGTGAAGCTACTAGAGGTAACGATGATAAATCTAATATGTCTAAACGTATTAGAGAAGGCTATGAACCTGTGAGAGCAGAAGATTATCCTGATTTCGAAGCACCTAGTATTGACCACGGAAGAAATAAAGGGGTTATTGGTGTTGGAGGACTAATACTCGCTAAAGTTCCTGAAGAAACCGCACAATCAAGAAATGATTATTTTGCACAGCAGGCAAAGTCTGCTATCGACGGTGTTGACCAGAATCTTATGCGAGAAAGTGACCCAAGAATGCCTTTGAAACAAAGTGATATAAAAAGGTCTTCTAAGGTCGAATTTGGTAGTAGGAATAATTCAAACGATAGTTAGAATGTTCCGACGATTAATATTAACTATAAAAACTTAGGAGAAAATCATGGCAAATACAAACGCCCCTGATGGTTTTACCCCTGCGTACCATATCTATGGTGGTGTTATTCGTCCTGCAAAAATGAGAATCGCAAGTGGTTACGGCACTTCAATATTTAGTGGAGATGTTGTTACTCTTTCTAGCGGTTACGTTGAACAAGCAGGAGCGACTAGTACACCTATAGGTGTGTTTTACGGGGTATTTTATACAGCGTCTGATGGTACACCTACGTTTTCTAAAGTGTGGACAGCGAGTACCGCAACACAAGGTAGTGCTGACGCCGAAGCTTTAGTATACAACGACCCTGGAATTGTATACGAAGCTCAATTTACTGCAGGAACACCTGCTGTAAGTTTTATCGGCAACAAATACACTCTTTCTACAACTGCTGGTAGCACAGTTACTGGTAGGTCTAAAGAGGGTGTTACAGCAACTACATCTAGTGGTGTGGCATTATGTGTAGGCTTTGCGTCAAATCCAAGCAATTCGATTGGTGCTAACGCTAGAGCTCTATTCTCGTTCCCAACTAACACTTTTGCAGTCTAATATAGGAGTATATAATGGCAATTAACAGAGCACAACTAGTCAAAGAGCTAGTTCCTGGCTTGCACGCACTCTTTGGATTAGAATACGACAGTTATGAAAACCAACATAAAGAAATCTTCGACACAGAAAGTTCAGAAAGAGCTTTTGAAGAAGAAGTTATGCTTTCAGGTTTTGGCGAAGCACCTACTAAAGGTGAGGGAGCCGCTGTTGTTTATGATACTGCACAGGAATCGTTTACATCAAGATATACACACGAAACCGTAGCATTAGCTTTCGCGTTGACTGAAGAAGCAATAGAGGATAATCTTTACGATACTCTTTCTTCAAGATACACAAGAGCACTGGCAAGGTCAATGAATACAACAAAGCAAGTTAAAGCAGCTAATGTTTTAAACAACGCTTTTAATTCATCCTTTGTTGGAGGCGACGGTAAGGAACTATGTGCAACTGACCACCCAACTGTAGGTAACATCGATTTAAGAAACGAGTTAGCAACAGCTGCGGATTTAAACGAAACTTCTTTAGAACAAGCATTAATTGATATTGCTGATTTTAAAGATGAAAGAGGTTTAAAAATCAATGCACAAGCTACTAAGCTTATAATTCCACCAGCATTACAATTTGTAGCTGATAGACTTATGGAGTCTCCTGGTCGTGTGTCAACTTCAGATAACGATATCAACGCAATCAGAAATATGGGTATGGTCCCACAAGGTTACGTTGTTAACAACTATCTGACTGATACAGACGCATTCTTTATCAAAACAGATGTCCCTAATGGCTTAAAACATTTTGTTAGAACACCAGTACAAACAAGTATGGAAGGTGATTTCGAAACAGGTAATGTTAGATATAAAGCTAGAGAAAGATATAGTTTTGGTTTCAGTGATTGGAGAGGTATTTTTGGCTCTCCTGGAGCGTAAACAAGCTTATTTGTTTAAGGGGACTTCGGTCCCCTTTCTTT